CTGTAGGGGTGGTTACGTCGATGCCGGTCAACGAGGCTTGAGCCGTCTCTGCTTGAGGGGCAGTGCCGAGCTTCGTGCCTGCAGTCTGCTGTATTGTGTCAGATGTTACTGTCGGTTGAACGACTTCAACTTTAGGAACGCCCGTTTGCATTCCGGCAGCTTGTTCTCCTACCTGTGCAGCTAGTTTAGCGTCAGTATCTATTTTTTCTACAGGTTCTGCCATCTCATCTAAATCCCATAAATACGGAGACGACCATAGCCACGACTAAAATCGTACTCCCCATGATCATCGCTTCTAAGCGCCACATACGTTTGTCTAAGCTGTCCAGCTTCCCGTGAACCAGTTCTCGAAACATGGCGCATTCTTTTTCGTGCGCTTCGAGTTGCATCTGGGTTTTGAGTGCGGGTTCCATCGTTTGCTCTAATTGCATCTTAACTGACATTTAGGCTGCGCCCAATCTCGCGGAGATTTGTGCCGTCGCTCATAAACACAAGAATGTCTCTTGCGCTTGCTGTGGTTGTTAGGGTAGGCGCACTGCCGCCTGCAAATTTGTATGCAGAGTTAAATGTTGCAGTACGCGACCCGGTGCTGTCCTGTATGATTGTCAATACACAAACTAGACCAGCAGCGTGATTGCTGGGCGCGTTAAATGTCCTGTTACCGCCCAATGTAACCTTAGAAACCTGTTGTGTTTGCAGGTTCAAATCTATAGTAGAACCGTCAGTCAAAGTCTGTTCATCAAAGTTTTGTGACGCTGTGTATTCTTGAGCGACTGCCAATCCTGCAAGTGTCGTTGCAGCAGCAGGCAAAGTGACGGTGACATCTGCAGTTGACGCAGGACCAGCCAGCGTGACAGCGTTAGTGCCATTATCTGTGCCTTCCTTGAACAAAATAGAACCCGCAGTAGTCGTACCACCAGCATTAAGCACAGGGGCAGTCAAAGTTGCGGAGGTTAAGTTCGGAGAAGTCAGCGTTGGGGAGGTAAAAGTTTTATTAGTCAGTGTTTGTGTGGCAGTTGTACCCACAATCTCTTGATCACTACCGGCAGGCAGGGTCAGGGTGTTTGTGACGCCTTCTGAGTGTGGCTGTGGCTGTACGGTTTGTGCGTGTGCGTTGCTCGACTCGCAGTAAAACTTAACTTGCGAACGTGAACCCGTGCCCGTCCGTATGTCAACCAAACCGTCTGAAATACTGACGCCACCCGACGATCCGTCTCCATCGAGATTTACCTTACCAGTACCATTTGGCACTATGCCAATATTTCCGTTCGTGTTTGTTGAGGTGATTGAGTTACCGTTGATGTTGATGTTATCAACTTGTGCTTCGGTAACCGCACTGTTCGTACCGAGAGTCACACCGTCGATTGCACCGCTGTCAATATCAACTTTGCTAATGTCCACCTCGCCCGTACCGTTCGGTGTCAGAGCGATATTTCCGTCTGTATTGGTGCTTATGATGGTGTTACCATCGATGTTGATGTTGTCAACGTCGAGGTCACCTGTTACGTTGGCAGCGCCCGTGATAGTCAGGGTAGTGGTATCGATGGTTACGGCTGTCGATGCGTCGATATCAACAGTCGGTGCGACTAGCTCTAACTCCGTATCCGCATCTATGTCGAGTTGTCCGTCCCCTGTCGAACCAATAGTCAAGGCCGAATCTCGGAACTGCAACTCCATAGCGGCGTTGAGAAGAAGCCCTGTGTCAGCGACGTGTGTAAGATTTACGTCGTCATCCGCGCCAAAGTTTAAGACGGCAGCATCAGAACGAAGGAATACATCGTCCGGAGTTATCACGTCGTCATCTTGCAGGGTGAGGGCAGTGGTTAGGGCTTCTGCGTTGCCAGTCTGGAAGACGAGCTTTACGTCATCACCGCCCGTGTCATCGAGCGTATCGACAACAACAGCATCAATCTTTGCAACATCTACACCTGACTGCTGCGTATCTAAAGTCTCAAAAACAATAGAACCAACACTATCCGCCGCAAGCATATCGGTAGACGTATTGGTCAGAGTGATGACGGGTGCATCGTTTTTACGAACATTTAAGTTGACAAGATATGCGTTGTTCCACAGATAAGTAGTAGAGCCGAGATCAAAGGACGCGTTTGTTAACGGCTGTAGATGCGAACCTACGCCGTCTGCAGAACCGTCTGAGGCTGCCACTGTGAGACGATCAATGTAGGCAATGCCGTCGAGATACAGGTCTTTAAACTCGGCAGAGGACGTGCCGAGATCGATAGTGTTATCACCACTAGGTGTTAAGGCTGTTGATGTCTGTGTTAACTGTTGGGCCGGTCCAAGCTTACTAATGGGTCCACCATCCCCCGTAGTAGAGCCGTCATGCGTATGACCAGACGATACGTTAAATGCTGCTTGGATGGCGTTAAATTCACCATCGAGAGGCGCAGCGTTAATTACGTTGCCGTCTGCAATCTGGTTTGTCGTATCGTTACGAGTGTAGCCTGCCATCGTTAATTACCTTCTTCCGTACTGTCCGTACTCTATCACTGCAGCGTCGAGAGAGAACGGTGGGCTTGTGCCGCTCGACTCGAATTGTAGAGACACAGTAAATCCGGAGCCTTGTGTTTGTGTGTCAAAAATAGATTGTAGCGATTCTCCGCTATATGTTGATGTTCCAAATATCGATGCAGAATCACCGAATGTAAAAATCCCTCCGGAACTAGACGTATTATCCAGAGTAATTGTTGCTGGTTCGATAACCCCCGTCTCACTAAGATCATACTTCATATTGAAGTCGAGGTTGACTGTACCCTGCGGATCGGTGTAAATCGTAGCACGATACACGCTCTTACGTGTTCGAGGGTCCGTGATAGGGAAGAAAGGAGTTGAAAAACTAGCTGTGATATCCGTCCCGTCAAAGCTGTTACCCGACTCCATTTGATATACGTAGCCGTCATCATTTGCAAAAATTACAGTCTCTACTTTGCCTGTGTATGTCGAGTCTGCAACGTACGCCTTTATTCCCGTCGTTTCGGCCCAGTTTAACTCTGTGCCCTGTGCGCCTTGTATCTGGGTGCCTATGATACCTTTCGATGCTGCTGCTGTCGTTGTCGATGCAAATCCGAAGATACGATACTGGGACTTTTCTCTAATCGTTACGGATGAAAAAGAAGTGTTACCAGATGTGAGAGCAACGATCTCCTTTTGCACCGGCTTAGTTACTGACGCCAAGTTAAAGTCTTCGTTGCGCTCTGTCCCTGCAACCGTACGCAAGCCGTCCGGGCCTAAGAAGATAACATCGCCTGATATTTCTTGTGCCGTGTCGTTTACAACGCAACCTATGTTGTCCGTAATTGGCTGCATCTGAAAGTCTGCAACACTGTTGCCAACGATGCGCGATATGCGATCTTCGGAGAAGACGATAAGTTGTTCACGAAAAACTATTAAATCAGTTATGGTGCTACCTACGTTGATTATACCACCACCGGAAGCTGCTGTAAAGTCATCATCTTCGAATGGCGCAGAAAAGATAAGGTTCTCGCCCTTTGCAGCAAAGATGTGTTCCTTGAATTCTACTACGTGGCTGGCACCCTGTAGGTCTGTTGGTCCGGAAAGTTGTGACAAATCAGAGGCAGTTATACCCGCAAGTATCAGGGGGTAACCTATGCCATCAACAATAAAAAGTTTGTCGTTACCATCAAAATTGTATTTACAAAAACGTACGCGAGAAGAGTTCGCTCCGACAGTCAAAGATGTTGATAGGTCTACCCACGCCCCCGATCCGGATGCCCCTGCAAAAAGTTTGGGATCACCGCTAGACTGATCTCGTGCTGCTATGACTCTGTCTCGAAAGAATGTTACTCCCAGTACGTTGTTCTGTCCGGTAACAACATTCGAATTAAATTTACTGAAGCCTTCGATACGTCGATAACCGCCCTCTGTAGACGGTTCGAAGTTGATGAGGTTACGTGCAGAACCCGGAGCGGCACTGCCGTGCTGCAAGGGACTAAGGTTACTGATGAGACCCCCACGAAACTCGATGGGGTACGTCTGCCAACGATCAGGCATATTAGGTTGCCCTTACATAATAGTTTTCATTTACAAGTATCTTACGCATGTTCTTCATGCCTTCATCGAACTTGTTCTTTGATATAGAAGCCATTTCCATGTTGTCGCGGAACATGTAGCAGTAGTACATAGCACCGTCTACGATCACATGTTTGTACGGCTCCGGTATCATAGGCACGTCATCGTGCAGAGACAGGTTTACAGGGTGTAAGAAATATTCGTATTCGACTGTGTACGCCTTGTCAGGCATGGGTATGATGCCGAAGT